GCCACGGGATGGTCGCGCCGTGGCAGGCCTCATCGGCTGCCCTCCGCGTTGCGGAAGGCAACATGACGAACAACATCCGGGCCGCGGAGCGCTTTTTGGGCACGATCCCCGGCGTGGGTCGCGCGCTGCAGCTGGCTTTCCCGGCGGTGGGGGGGATCGCGCTGCTCGGGGTTTTCGGCAAGATGACCTCGGAGGTAGTCAAATTCGTAAAGGAAACCAACATGATTCCGCGGGCGCTTGCGACGGCGCTCCGCGAGGTCGAACTTGCCGGCCAGCGCTCGGCGGATGAGCTGCAGAAGGAAAATGATCTGCTCGATAATCAGATCGCGAAGTTGGAGGGTAAGCCGCAGAACAATCTCGTGATCGCACTCGATGATGCGCGCCTCGCCACCGACGCGCTGGAGCAATCGCTCATGCGGACGAATCAGCAGGTCGACGAGCTTTTGAAGAAGAATGAAATCGGCGAGCTGAGGGAACTGATCCTCGGCAAGGCCACGACGACCGATCTCTCCGGGACGGTGAGTTATTGGAATCAGGAACTGGCCGACAAGGCGAAGGATTTGGACGATGCGACGCACCAGTTCGGTCCGAAAAGTCCGGAGGCTAAAACCGCGCAAGAAGCGCTGGATCGACGGCGCTCGGATGCGGAGACAGCCATGCGGAGCGACATCCAGATGCGTCAGTCCACCCCGGAAGGCTTCGCGGCGCGCCGCGCCGCGGCACAGGCGGGGCGTCCTGTCCCAGTCGTAACCGGCGACGATCAATCTGCCAATCTGAGCATTGCGAAGCAATATCTCTCCATCCTGCAACAGCAGGACAGGATGGAGTCGCTCAACGCGCAGCACACGCAAAAACAGGGCGTGGCGGACGCGCTGAAACAGGCGCGCGAACTGGCTGCCGCCCAGAGGGACGCAGACGCGAAGAAGATGAAGGCCTGGGAGGAAAACCTCTCCGATAAGAAAGCGCGAGAGGCTATGTCGCTCCAGGACGAAGCGGACTACTGGAGCAAGATGGCCGCGAGCGCGGGGAGGGGTTCCGCGCTCTATAACGCGGCGATGAAGAAGGCGAACGACGACAAGGCTGCCCTCTGGAAGGAATATATGAGCGCATTCGTGTCCGAATCGGCGCACAATGCCGGCGCGCCTAATGCGCAGGCGGAAGCCGACGACCGCATTCATTCCGCGCTGCTGGAAAACTATACCGCGCAGGATACGCGTGACCGTGAATCGGCGAAGCAGATCGAGGAGGCGTCGGTCAGGGCCTTCGAAGCGGCCGAACAGCAGCGCAAGGCCGCGGATCGGATCGCTGAGGAGACGATCAGGCTGAAGGAGGCCTCGGGGCAGCTCTCGCGGGGTGGCGCGGCGCAGGCGCTGATGACGCTCCATCAGGAGAGCTTTGCCGGTTGGTCGGCGGCCGCCACCAGTTTCTCGGCACAATTTCCGAACACCGCCGTGCCGGGGGCCGCGCAGGCTGTCCAGGAGTACGGGCTCGATTCGGCGAAAGATCAGGCGGCCCGCGAGTCGGCCGATGCGCTGGGCGCGTTGCGGAAGGCGACCGACGACATGACGCAGGCGTTTCTCGATCTGCCCGCGCATGTGCAGGAACTGCTGACCAGCACGGTCAATGGTTTCAACAGCGCGTTTTCGAGCGCGGTGATGGCGCATGCGACCAGCGGATCGGAGTATCGCCGTGGCATCACGAACGCGATCGGAGGGCAGTTTCGCTCGGCTGGAACGCGCGGCCTCGACACCGCGCTCCAGCTGGGCGAAGGTGGTCTCCTGAGCAAGCTGGGCTTTGGCAAGCCGAAGGCGGACGGGTCGTCGTCGGCTCCGTATTACGTGCGCGTGGTCGGAGGTGCGGCGGGAGAGCCGATAGGGCCGTCGCTGCTGGGTTCGCTTGGCGCGCTGGGTCCGGCGGGCACTACCGGCAAGGGCGCCGGCAACGCGCTGCAGACGGTGCTGCCCGCGCTGCTGGGCATGATCCCGCATTTCGCCTCGGGCGGTCCGATCCCGTCGAACATGCCATCGCTGGTGGGTGAGAACGGGCCGGAGCTGTTCATGCCGTCCAGCTCAGGGCGGATCGTTCCGAATGACGCGCTGGGCGGCGGAGGCGGTGGAGATCTTCATATGCACGTCGACGCGCGCGGCGCGACGGATCCGGCGGCGGTGCAGATGTCGATCGAGCGTGCGGTGAATGGCCTGCGCGCGCAGGTTCCGGCGATCGCGATCGCGGCGCATCGGGAATACAACCGGGGACGGCCGGGCACCTCGAGAATCTAGGTGCCATCCTGCAATCGTTCCACCGCGACCCCGCAGTCCGGCTAGCGGAGATCGGATCAACGCGGTGAGCATTTATTGCAGCTTCGGATGGATTGATGATGACAGGGACAAGCCGCGCAGCCGGAAGAAGCCTATCCGTTATCAGGGCAGTCACGTTTTGCCAGGTGAAAAGGACGAGCACTGTGGCAGTGTCGATCTAGCCTACATCCCGCCCTATATATCGCAAGGCCGTCGTAAAGGATCCGAAGATGGTCGCTTTTGGCCGTGGCTCCGGATGAGCGTAACGGAAAAGGAAATGACCTCTGGGGAGACGGTGATCCTCAATCGATGGCAGGTGGAAAAGCTTCGAGACAGTCTCAATTGGTGGCTGGAACAATCGAAACGCGGTTAGTAAGTCGAAATGGGACTCAGGTATATAAGTCCATTTTCAATTGGGAGAAAAAACTTCGATGACACGACGCCTCATGAAGGGCGCGCTGGTCGCGCTGCTGCTGCTGCGCGGCTGCTCCATGCAGCCGGCATACGCGCAGACCGGCTTCGTCACGGTCAGCGCGTCGCACCTCGAGGATTCCTCCGGGAATCTGGTGCGGAACGCGACGATCAGCTTTCAGCCGCAGAGCGCGGCGGGCCAGCCGATCAGCTACCAGATTGACGGCGGCGCTCAGGCGACGGCGACGCCGATCCGCGCGCAGGTGAATGGCGGCGTGTTCGTGGTAAAGCTGGCGGACACGAACCTGACCTATCCCCAGAATGTCTGCTTTGGCGTGACGGTGACGGACAACAACAGCAATCGGATGCTGCTGGGCGGCCCGGGCTCCGGGTACAGCTGCGTGCAGCCGGCGTATCAGACAACGACGCCGAACGCATGGTGCACGGCAGGCCTATGCCTTTTCGATGGCTACGAGCCGAACGAGGCGGGGATCGCGCTCGTGGCGGCAGGGCCGCCGGGGCCGACGGGCGCAGTCGGACCAACAGGAGCCACGGGCCCCACCGGGGCGACGGGGCCGACAGGAGCTACAGGCGCGCAGGGTGCTACCGGCGCTCAAGGCGCAACCGGTGCCACGGGCCCCACCGGAGCGACGGGGCCGACAGGAGCTACAGGCGCGCAGGGTGCTACCGGCGCTCAAGGCGCAACAGGAGCCACGGGCGCAACAGGCCCAGCAGGGCCAAACATCTACAGCACGGTCACAACGGTATCCGCCGCAACCTATTCGACGGCGTCCGGCGACTGCAATTCCATTGGGAACACGCTGGTGTTTTCCTATGCGGGCAATGTAGCGATCACCCTGACGTCTTCGGCGGCGTCCGCCGGATGTCACATCTACCTGAAGAATCTGACGGGTACGGGCGACTCCATCACGCTGACGCCCTCCACCGGCAATATCGATGGAGGCTCCTCGCTGGCGATTACCGATCCGGGCGACGGAGAAGTGACCTTCGATGGCACCAACTGGAAGGCATTCGGCGGATTTGGCGTGCGCGGAGCGGCGAATCTCGCAGCGCAGTATGGCATTCCTTATGTGAGCGCAGCGGGAACCGTGACGGAGCTTGCGCCGAATGCCACAGGGACGCAGGACGAGGTTCTGACTTCGAGTTCGGTCTCCGGCGCGCCGAGTGCGCCCACGCTCAAGAATGCGCCGGCGCTCAGCGCAGCGAACATGACGAGCTTTCCCAATGTGCCCACGGCGACGGCGCTGGCTGCGACGCCCGCGCAATGCCCGACCGCTGAGTATTCGACGGGCGTGACGGCAGCGGGTGCGGCGAACTGCGGATATCCGAATCGCAATATCCCTCTTCGCATCGGGGTCTAGCTCAGTTGCGACGGGAACTACAAACTTCTTTTCGCCAATTGGCGGAATAAGCGGCGGTGGTAACATCGTCCAACGAGCCGCCGAGATGCCGCGAAGCGGATCAATTGCAAATTTCACCGTTTGTACCAATAGCACGCAATCCAGTACGGGCTCCCTCGTTTTGACCATCGTAACGGCCACCTGGAACAGTTCTACGCCCACGACCAGTACGCAGACGGTGACGATAGCCGCCAATGCCGCTGCCGAGTGCGTAACCTCGGCCGGGGCGTCTATGAGTTACACCGCCGGACAGGCGATTGCCATTCAGGCCGTTAACAACGCGACTGCGGCAAGCGCCACCATTGTCAGCATCTACGCCGAGTTCACCGGGGCGCACTAACCAACCCATCCGAACGAACAGGAGCACACTTCCATGAAACGCATCCTTGTGAGCGCGCTGGCCGCGCTCTCGCTGGCGTGCGCCCTGCCAAAGGCAGGAGCGCAGACCGGCTTTGTCACGATGACCGGCGCGAATCTGACCGACGCGACGGGCGCGCCGATCTCGAATGCGACGGCCTGCTTCCAGCTGACGAATCTGGCCGGCACGCCGATCGGCGTCCATGTGGGCGGCAGCGGAACGGGGCAGGCGGCGCCCAGGCAGGCTTGCGGGCCGGTCAACAACGGCGCGCTGGTGGGAACGTGGCAGCTCAGCGATCCGACGGCCGCAGGGACGAACCTCGTTCCGGATCCGGTGATCGTCAGCGGCTTCTCGACCTGGTCGAACCCGGGATCCGGGTGGAGCATTCAGGTGGGCGGCGGTCTCGCGACCGGGCAGAATGCGTTCGTGGTGGCGCCGGGAGCCTCGGGGTTTTCGGAGAGCGCAGCCATCGCCGTGGTGCCGGGGCAGACCTACACCCTGAGCTGCTCCATGTATGCCGTGCATGTGACGGCCGGCTCGCCCGGCTGTCAGGTTTTGACGTCGAGCGGGGCAGGGCTCGCGAATGCCTTTGGGATCGCGGGTCAGGCGACCTATCCCGAAGCGCAGTTCACGGTGCCGGCGGGTATCACGCAGGTCTACTTCTCGTTTAATCTCAACGGCGCGACCATCGCTGCCAGCCAGACGCTGGTGATGGCCGCTCCTTTGCTGCAGGCGGGATCGAGCCGCGTGGTGGACGCGAACCTGAGCAATCCGCAGGAGCCCTGCGAGCTGCTGACGGTCACCGACAACACCAGCGGCAACGTCGCGCTTGGCGGTCCGGGGTCGGGCTACAGCTGCCTGCAGCCGCAATACACGGAAAGCTCGCCGATGACCTGCGCCGCCGGCCTCTGCAACCTCGACACCTATGTGCCGACGGGCACTCCGGGGGTGACGCAGACGACGGGTCCGACCGGTGCAACAGGTGCGCCCGGCATGGCATGCCCTCTTGCGACCGGCACCGTTTCAGTCGGCGGTCTGGCGGCGTCGATTACGGGAACTTGTCCAAGTCAGCAGCTCAACATCACGGTGCCGACGGGCTCGGCGACAGCATCGGGGCCGGTGGGAGCGATCCAGGTGGCCGGACCGAGCGGCGCCATTACTAATTCGCTGGTCCCAATCGGGCTGTATCCGCTTCGTGCCACGTCTACCGCCCTGTATCTCATGGACGATGGAACGGGGAGCAGCACGTTGGCGGATTCCAGCACGAACAGTAACACAATTACACTGCCCGGTTCTGGCGGTCCTACGCGGGTACAGGGAGCACTGGATTTTGTTGGTTCGGAGTGTGTCAATACGGGCATCGCGCAAAACGCCACCGGCTCCGTGATTATCCTGGTGAATAACGCCGCCGCGTCCAGTGTCTATAACTCGGCCACTAGCTTTGAACTGCCAGTTATCCTGGGTGGAAATGGTGCAGCATCGGATTTTGTCACGCTTTACAACAACTCTACGCCATTCATGGGCTATTACAACGGGACCACGTTGTCTGATGGCGCGTGGACTATGGCCCCGCTAAGTGGGTGGCATGTTCTGGCCTTTACCGGGTTAGGTTCCACGCCCCATCTGTACATCGACGGGGTGGAAACGGCATCCTACCAGAACCAAAGTGCGGTTACAGTGCCCAGCGGAGTTAACTGGCAGATAGGATGCTTCAATGGCGTGGGTACTCCGGGTTTCATGGCCTCCCCTGGCTCAGCTCATGAACAGATAGGTGCCTTGGACTTTCAGCCCGGAACTCTGACAGCCCAGCAGGTACAGGCCGCAACAAACTGGCTACTTCAGAGTGAAGCACCTTACAATAAACAGATACCCTTTGCGGCGGGACAGGAGACGCTAAACGCTTCCAATGTTCTCGTCATGGTTGGGGACTCCCGAGTAGCGGGTGTACCGGGGACATCGGGCGGTCCCGTGGCACTACTTCCAACGCTGAATAGCGTACACGGTGCCGCGTGGTCTACCAGCTACATCAGTGAGGCCGGAGGCGCGGGCCAGGGGATAATGGGACAATTGGCAACGCTAAAGCAAACCTATGGCGTGGGTAACATCACGCGGGCAGCCATCTACTGGTCCGGTGTGAATGGCTATATTAACCAATGGGACTGCGCGGCTATCAAGGCAATTGCGGACATAGGGTACGACGTGTTTGTTGTAACGGAGCCATCCGAGTCTACGGATACGTCCCGTGATGCATACAACGTCGTCACCTATGCAAATTACAAATCCTGTGGTGCAAAGGCTCTGGTAGACATTGCGGAAATCCCCGCGATTGGCACGGACGGGGCATCGACTACGGGGAGTTGGGCAACATACTTCGCCTCTTCGGGTGGTCCGCACTTCACCACCGCCGGGTACCAGTTAGTAGCCAACGCGATCACCAAGGTGGTGAATGCGTACTACGCCAACACGGAGGCGGGCTGGACAAACTACGCTCCTACCTCCAATGCGGGATTTAACCTAACAACTCCCAATAGCTATATCGACGTATCGGCGGACGTTAATGGCGAGGCAGACGCGGTCTTGCCGGAGTGCCAGGGGCTGAATGGGTTACCCTACAATGTCCACATCTTTTATTCGTCTACAACACAGCCGGATTGGGACCCTTGGATAGGGAGTCTATCAACAACTAACAGCGAGTTAATTGACGGCCAGTTGTCCCTTCTTATATTCCGGGGACAGACGGTTACCTTGCTTCCGACAAATAATCCCCCGGCAACGGGCGGTTGTCATTGGCAGATACAAGGGGGGAATCCGCAAGCTGAAATCGTTCAGGACGAACGAGCGGCTTCCAATAGCACGACATACGTTAACAGCCCGCACTTCGGCCAAACGGGGCATTACTGGGCGGGTGGTCACGATAACATCACAACGTGCGTGTTCCAGAATATTCCCGTGGGAGCTACGGGCGTCCAGAAGTATACGGGGTGTAATCCGTGGTTCACTGTCCCGGTTTACCTGGGCGGTTACGACGCGCAGCACCTATTGCCTAACGGGTCCATCATCCTCCAGAAGTGCGCCACGGGCGTGACGGTGACGGCAGCGGCAGCCACCACCGCCGTAACAATAGCCAGCTTCACCATTACGGGCGCGGTCAATATCACCGCTACTAACTCCACGGGCGCAACGCTACTCAAGGGGGGTTATTACATCACCAAAGCCACTGGCATCGCCACAGTCAACTGGCAGGGGACGGCGGCGGGAACTGAAACGTTTGATGTGTCTTGTACTCTTGAGTAGTTTCGGTACCCGTTTCACTTTTTAGTCTACAGCCGCGTTCCTTCTCGATCAAAAAAAAGGATTCATGCAGACCATCACCATCAACGGCATCAGCTACTCGCTGGTCGCGATCCCGGCATCGCCCGGCCCCTCGATGATCGAGATGGGCTGGAATGACCTTGTCTCGCTCGAGATGTCGCCGTACACGCTGCAGCAGCAGACGCAGTCGTGGCCGGGCGCCGACTGGTGGGATGCCAAGGTCACGCTGCCGCCGATGAATGCTCCAACGGCGGCGGCGTGGAAAGCGTTTCTGGCGGAGCTGCGCGGGCCGCTCAACGTCTTCCAGCTCGGCGATCCGACGCAGCCGCATCCGCTGGGTAACGTCGGCGCCTCTGTACCGAAGATCGATAGTGGCACGTATCTGGCGACGACGACATCGATCGGCACGGTGGGCTGGCAGGCGAGTCAGGCCGGCGTGCTGCTGAAGGGCGATCTCTTTCAGCTCGGTTATCGGCTGCACATGGTGGTCGACGCGGCCGTCAACTCGAACAGCGCGGGCGCGGCGACGTTCTCCATCTGGCCATCGCTGCGGGAACAGCCCACCGCCGGCGCGGCGCTCGTGCTGAAGTGGCCGAAGGGACTGTTTCGCCTGGCCGCCGGGCGGCGGGGTTTCTCGGCATCGCCTGCACAGGCGATCCGCATCGGCAGCTTCAGCTGCATTGAGGTGAGGTAGATGCCCCGCGCGAATCTGGATACGACGCTGGCCGCCGACATGGCTTCGCCGAACTTCTGCCCGGTCATTCTGGCGAGCCTCGCTTTCCGATCGCAGACGGCGAATTACTGGAACGGCCGGGGCTCGCTCGTCTGGAACAGCATGACGTTCGAGGGCATCGGCACGCTGGGCAAGATCGGCTCGATCGGCACAGGCTCGGCGGAGGTGACCGAGTCGGGCACGACGGTCGAAGCCAGCGGGCTCGATTCCACGCTGCTGGGCGAGACGCTGACCGATATCCAGATCGGCGCGCCCGTCTCGCTCTGGCTGGGCTCCTGGGTCAACGGAGCGATCCACGGCACGCCCTACCTGCTCTGGCAGGGCGGCATGGGGCAGCCGATGGTTACGCCCGATCCGCAGCAGTTCTCGATTGTGCTGGCGCTGCAGACGCGCATGGCGCAGCTCTCCCGCGCCACCTGCCGGCGCTATACGGCTGCCGATCAGCGGCTCTTCTATCCCGACGACTCGTCGATGAACTGGGTCGAGATCGACAACGACATCGCTCTGATCTGGGGCGCGGCGAGCTAGCCATGGCCACTCCAAACATCTCCGCCGCAGTCGCGGCGGCGCCGAAGCTCGCTCCGAAGTTCCAGCGCACCGAGCACTGGGCAACGCGGGAATACCATGCGTTCCTGCTCGCTCGCGCGAAGATGCCGTTTGCCTGGGGCGCGAACGATTGCGCCAGCTTCGCCGCCGACGGCATCCTCGCCATGACCGGCGTCGATATCGCTGCAGCGTTTCGCGGGAAGTACTCCGACGAGGCGTCGGCCCTCGAAGCGATCAGGATCATCGCCGGCGGCGCGACGATCGCCGACGCGGCTGCCTGGTGTGCGGCGCAACACGAGCTCGCCGAATGGAAATATCCGCTGATGGCGAAGCGCGGCGATCTCGTCGTCTTCACCGCTGCCGGCCAACTGCAGTCGGGACTTGTTCACCTTACCGGCCGCCACGTTGCCGCACCCGGCGATCGCGGTCTGAAGCTCATGGAGATCGGCACGATCGCCGTGCTCGAGCGCAGCTGGCACGTCGGCCCTCCGGAGCATGCCGTCGCGCACTGGAGTCATCGTGTCTAAAGCGCTCGTAGGGGCGGCCATGCTCGGCGCGGACGTGGGCCTCATTGTGCTCGCCGGTACCGGCAACGTCGAAGTTGCGCCGCTGGCGGCCACGCTGTTCAATCATGTCGGCATGGCGCTGCTCGCCGGCGGCATCAGCATGGAGGCGGGCGCCATCGCGCAGGCGCTGACACAGCAGCGCGGCATGAACATCACCACGCGCCAGCCGGCCAGCTTCCGCCAGATTATCTATGGCTGCCAGCGCGTGGGCGGCGTCATCATCTACCAGTCGACCACCGGCAGCAAGCACGATCAGTACAACTTCGTCATCGTGCTGGCCACGCATCAGATTCAGGCGATCGAGAACCTGTATCTCGACGGCCGCCGCGTTTACTGGAATTCCGGCACCGGCAACACCACGCGCAACGGCTACAACTTCGGCGGATCCGCAGCGACCTCGGGCGGCATCGATGGCAGCGGAACCTACATCGGCCCGAACGGCGCGCATTACAACTTCGGCACGCTGGTCTATTGCGAGGCGCGCTTCGGCGACCAGGCGCAGGACGATGTCATCGCCGGTCTCACCGCCAACGACGGGAACTGGGCGTCGGGCGCGGCTGGCTCGCCGTGGGTGGGCGGCTGCGCCTATCTCTACCTCAAGATTGAGTACGATGCGGCGATGTTCCCGGCGCTGCCGGAGATCCGCTTCACGGTGCACGGCAAGAGCGACATCTACGACCCGCGCACCGGGCTCAAGGCCTACTCCGAAAATCCCGCGCTGATCGTTGCCGACATCCTCACCGGGCCGACCTGGGGACTGAACGACCCCACGGTCAACCAGGCGCAGCTGATCGTCGCAGCCAATGTCTGCGATACGAGTACCGCCTGCGCGCCGACGACCGCCGACCCGCTGGGCTCGCTGACGGAAGCCGCCTTTGCGGCCAGCTGGCACTACGACACTTCCACGCCGCCGGGCGAGGCCATCAAGGTCTTCCTCGACGCCATGGGCGGCCGCCTGACGCGCGCCGGTGGGCAGTGGTTCATCTGGCCGGCCTACTGGCATGGTCCAACGGCGTCGTTTGACGAGAACGTGCTGCTGGAGCCGCCGAAGTGGAATCCCTATCGCAAGCCGGATGAGCTGATCAACCGCGTCAACGGGACGTATATCGCGCCCAACTACCCTTACAACGTCGCCGGCGACCTCTACGATGCGAACGGCTGGTACTCGGGCAGCATCCAGAACAATTTTCCCTTCGCCTTCCAGCCCACCAACGCGCCCGCCTACGCCGAGGACGTCCTGCACGGCTACGCGACGGATCTCTATCTCAATCAGGATTCCGGGGCGACGTCGAGCTATAGCGGAGCCGTTTCGTATCCCGCCGGGTCGGTCGTGCTCTACGGCTCGGGCAGCTCGCAGATCTTCCTCGCCGTGGCGGCCACCACCGGCGTCGCGCCGTTCACGACGACGATAGTCTGGAACGCGCTCACCGCCTATACGACGGGCGCGCAGGTCAGCTTCAACGGCACGCAGTACACCGCGCTCACGAACACCACGGGCAACGCGCCGGACACGTCGCCCAGCCAGTGGCAGGCCTCGCCGTGGATTCCCTACGCCAACCTGCTGCCTCTGGAGATGGAGCAGAAGGCGGTGCTCTCAGTGAGCCAGTGGCAGCGGCTGGCAAAATACAAGTACCTGCGCAACCGGCTGCAGGGCACGGGCACGATGAAGATGAAGCTCGCGGCCTTCGGTCTCGAGGCGCTCGATGTCTGCTACATGACGTTCGCGCAGCTGGGCTGGTCGGGTTATCTGCTCGAGGTCGCGGGCGAGCCGCAGCTCAACCTCGAGGCGGGCGAGGTCGATCAGGAAGGCAAGGTGGTGCGTGCGCCGTTCTTCTCGCTCACCGTGCCGGTGGCCGATATAGCCGCCGCGGCGTTCGAGTGGTCGATCTCCGAGGAGCTGACCGTCTACGACGTGCCTTCGGTGCTCACCGGAGCGCCATGGACGCCGGCGGCTCCGACCGGGATGACGCTGATCTCCGGAGCGTCGACGGCGATCACGGGGGCGGATGGCATCGTGACACCGCGGGTGCTGGTCGAGTGGACCGATCCGGCCGACGCCTACGTAACGCAGATCCAGATTCAGTTCCGATTGAACGGCACCACCCCCTGGCAGAGCGGCGGCAACATCGCCGTGGGCCTCGGGCAGGCCTTCGTGACCGGCGTGGTCGCGGGGCAGGCCTACGACTTCCAGATTCGGTCGCTGCGCGCGAACGGGGCGACGTCGGCGTGGCTGCAGATCCTGAATTACACCGTCTCGCTGGTGCTGTCGATCGTCACCTACACCGGCATTGCGGTGGCGCAGGCCTCACTCACCGCGATCGCGCTGGTCGGCGGCACGGCCGAGATCCTGATCGGCAACTTCACCGCCAACTACGGTGGCACGAGTCGCGCCTGCACGCCGAGTCCCAACACGCTGACCGGCCTCTCGCAGAACGCGCTCTACTGGGTGTACTACATCGACCCAACCTTCGCCGGCGGCGCCATCACGCCGATCGCCACGCAGAACACGGCCGACTTCCTCAACAAGGCCGGCTACATCCTGATCGGCTCGATCATGACGCCGAACTATGCGCCGCTCTACCGGCCGACCAGCTACAGCGACATCGGCAGCCAGACCACGACGGCGCCTGCTGCGGCCTACGACGGCAACATCAGCACCTCGGCGATCGTGGCCTGCCAGTGGATCACGAACAGCATCGGCGGCGGCGGCTTCACCTATCCGACGACGACGGGCGACTGCATCTGGGGCGGCTTCCCGAACGTGACGCTGGCGGCGTCGGCCACGCTGACCATCCTCGTAACGCCGAGCGACTATGGCACCGGCACTTACTCGATGGAGGTCATCCTGCACATCGGCGGCACGCCGACGACGCTCGCCACCTACACCGGGACGCTGGCGCAGCAGACGCTCACGCCGACCATTCCCTCGGGAACGAATCTGAGCACGGTCTCGGTCGAGATTATCTGCACGGTGACGCCGCCGGGCTCGCCTGGATCGGGCGGCTGCTCGGCGGCCGATGCGGAGATGTGGATCCAGTGATGTCGCGGTTCATGTGGATCGCGACGATCCTGGTGGGGCTGCTGATGCTGGCGGCGCTCACCGCGCCAATCTGGGGTGGGTGGCTTTGATCGGCTATCTGGCGGAGATTCCCTGCCCGCGGCGGGATCTTACGGAAGAGGAATTGTGGGGCGATCCGGAACCGGAGAGCCTCGAAGGGTTTCGCGGGATCTGGCAATCGAGCGCCGGACCGGCGGAGATTCGTAGAGGAAAGGAGGTCGCGGAGAATCGCCAGAGCGTAAGTGAGAGCGCAGCGTGTCGCAACCCCTGAGCCGGAGCGGCACGCCGCCTCTATTTCAGACCTTCCTTTTCGGCCAGAGCGCGCAGGCCGCGTCGCACCACGTCGGCGGTGCTCAGCGATCCGGTCTTCGTCGCGAGGCGTGCGATCAGTTTGAGATCGGCTGGCGTGAACCGAATCGGGAAGAGGGGCGCGCGGCGGGACGGCTTTGATTTCGGCGCAGGCATCGCTGAGTATTGTACCGCGAATCCCCCGAGCGTGGTATGTACCCGGTATATACCCCGGTTGTACCGTGAAGACGGGCGGTACCGGAGAGGGTGCCTTTAGTCACACAAAAGGAGACTGTCGGAGTGCACGAGAATCCGCTTGCGGAAACCGGGGAGCGCGGGATACAGTCAGCGGTTCCTTCACGAGAGAGAACGCATACGCCGGGGCACCGCGACTGCCCGGCCTGCGAACGGGCTCGGGCCATGCACGCCGTTGTCCTGACGCCGCAGATGACTTTCTCCGCGGCTTTCGACGCCTGGATTGCGCGTCGCATCATCGATCACGCCGGCGTGTGGTCGAACGCACGCTACATTGCACCGCGCACGGAGCGCGACCTCCGACAGTACGCGCGCGCCGCCGAGCGATTCTTTGGCGCGCTGCGCCTCGAGGAGATTCACGCCGGACACCTGCGCGAATACCAGCGGGCCCGCGCCGTGTGCGACAAGACGGCCGGGAACTGGGCCGAGCCTGCCGGCGCGAACCTGATCCGGAAGGAGGTGCAGACGGTGCTGCGCGTGATGCGGGCGGCGGGCGCGTGGAGCGAGGCAATTGAGGAGTCGCACGAGCCGCTGCAGTCGGTTGAAAACGATGTTCCGCGCGCGATGACGCCGGACGAGCAGCACCGCTTCCTGCATCTGGCCGGCAGCCGCATGGAATGGCGCGCGGTTTACTGCTGGTCGCTGGTGGCATTGCAGACGACGGCGTCGACGAACGAGCTGCGCGCGCTGCGCCTCGGGGACATCTTCCTCGAGCAGGGCGTGGTGCAGATCCGGTCTGAAGGCGCGAAGACGAAGTTTCGGGTGCGGACGATTCCGCTGCAGACGAAGGAAGTGGCATGGGCGCTCCATCAGCTCGTCGAGCGCGCAAGGGAGCTCGGAGCGGCGCAGCCGCATCACTACCTGTTTCCGTTTCACGTCACGCAGAAAAAGTACGACGTGACGCGGCCGATGACGGTGTGGGGCCTGCGCAAGCCCTGGGAGGCGATTCGGGCGGCAGCGAATCTGGACTGGCTGCGGCCCTACGATCTCAGGCATACGGCGATCACGCGCATGGCGGAAGCGGGTGTACCGATTCAGGTGATCATGAGCTTCGCCGGTCACATGAGCCAGCGGATGCAGCTGCACTACACGAGCATCTCGATGGCGGCGAAGCGGGAGTGGGCGGCGCGGGCTTTCGAGGCGCCGGTGGGGAACTGGGCGCAGACGGCGCGGGCGATCAAAAAGCAACCGGGGAGCATAAGTCGGGATGGGGAGCGCTCGGCGCGGGCCTGATGCCGGAAGCTACGGAAAAGCCGCCGGTTCGGATCAAAGCGAACTACGTGGGCGCACCGAAAATCTTTCTGCTCGAGCAAGCGTGCCAGCAGGTAGTCAGCGCCTTCGACAGCTTCGGTTGTTTCCTCGTGGGATCGGCAATCGAGCGCCCCGACTGGCGTGACGTGGATGTCCGGATGATCATGTCCGACGAGATGTTTAAGGCAACGTTCCCGGATGCCTGTATCAAGGCGTCGGCGCTGTGGGAGTTCGATCCGCGCTGGCTGCTGCTGACCACCTCGATTTCGGAGTGGATGTCCCAGAGGACTGGACTGCCGATTGACTTTCAGATTCAACCGGCGACGCAGGCGAATAAGTGGCATCCCGGGCACCGCCATGCCATCGGGCTGCGTGTCGGGAAACGTGAGGATTGAACGCAGGCGGGTGATGTCGAAAGCCCGACTTTAGATGACAACGGGAACCATCCGAGTTATCCACAGATGACTTTTTTATTGACATTTCGGAAATCGGGTTTATGTTCGTCAGAGTCCGGCTCGGGCAGGGTTTGCAGTCTGCGGCCGGAAGAGCGATCGAGCAGCGCCCGCAGAGAATCCGCCCACGCCCTTTTAAGGCGTGGGTCCTGGGTTCGAGTCCCAGCGGGCTCACCACATCGACCCTCTTCCGCCCTATTCTGCGGCAGGCGCGCTGAGCGGCAGCCGTTCCAGAGTCCCGCTCGCCATCGCGCAACGGTCCCTGGCCCGCTGACCGTCCAGGCAGACGCTTTCTTCCCTTCCGTCCCGGAGGAAAGAGAGCGTCTGTGCAGCAGCCCTTCCTTGTCGATCCTTCACTCGTCGATCCAGCAACCAGCGCCGTTCCCCTTCAGCTCTCCCCCGCTTCTTCTTCCCTCGACGCCAGGCAGGTCAACTTCCTGCGCGTCTATGCCTGGCGGCTCGCCGACAGCCGGATCAACCGCTGGAGCTCGCGCGAGCAGTGCATGGACTGCGGCGTCCACCAGGCGATCCCTGAAGATCCCATCCAGCACGCGGCCGACTGCCGCGTCGGCAACGTCTTCCGCACCCTCGCCGCGCTCGATGGCGACGAAGAGTCCGCGCCGGAGGACGCCCTGATGGGGAAGGGGCATCCTCCCGGCACCTCCCGGGAGAGCGATCTGGCCGGCCTGATCCTCGAGGCGCGCAACCTCGCCTGGTCCAGAATCATCAGCCATGTCCCGCGGGTGGTAACCTGCCACGACTGCGCGCAGCACTTGTCCGAAGACGGGCTCGAGGGTCATCAGCCGACCTGCCATGCCGGCAAAGTGCTGCGACGCCTGGCCGCGCTCTCGGAGCACACCGCCGCGGCAGCGCGCAGAGTTTTGACACCGGTGTCCGGGTCCTCCTTGCCGGGCACCGGCTTTTTCGGCGAGCCGAAGAATTACAACGAGCCGTGGAAAGTCGTCGACGGGCCGACGCGCGACGAGTATGAGACGCTGATCGTCGATCGGAACGGAACGCGTCTCGCCGACCTGCACACGCTGGACGCCGGCGCTTCGGTCGAGCGGCAATTCGCCAACCGCATTCGCGCCTGCGTCACCTTCTGCGCTGGGTTTGCGACGGAGTATCTCGATCAGATCGTCGAGAAGTACGGCATCCGCAACTTCGCGATCATGGCGTACGATGCGGCGCAGCTGCGGATCAGCGTGCTCGCCACAGTCCGCGCCATGATCGATGAGGATGCGCGGCAGCGTGCGGTGCTCGAGTTGCCGGAGGATCGGCCGCGCGGTGAAGATGCGCTCTATGCCGCGGCTGAGGCTCCGGCGCCCTGCGCCGCGCCGGCATGCGCCTGCGACCAGGCGACTGGGTGCGAGAGTCTGCCCTCGGTCGAGGATCTGGACCGGGTTGCCGAAGAGCAACGCGTGGCCGCCATCACCGCCCGCCCGTGTGTGTGGTGCGATGAGGGGAATCCCGCCGTCGTGTCCTCGGTCTCGGAAGCCTTCGTCCACACCAATACCCCGGTGGGCCGCGTCATCTGCAAACGCCGCACTTCGGATGAGTTTCTGGATCGCATCCATGATCCGTTTGGGGCAAAGAAACCGGTCTCCGGAGAAGAAGCGGTGTCCGAGTGACCGCCGCGAAGGTACAGCCGATCTCCCGCCCTCTTCCCGCCGGCGCGAGCGTGCGCAGTCTGCCGCTCTCCGCGCTCCACGCAGCGCCCTGGAACGCACGCCAGACTTTTGACGAGCAGGCGCAGCAGGAACTTGTCGCCTCGATCCGCCAGCACGGGCTTCTGGTTGCGCTCATCGTGCGGCCGATTGAGATCGCGGATGGCGAAGTCTTCGAGATCGTGGCCGGCCATCGCCGCTTCCTCGCCGCCGGCGAGCTGAAGCTCGATGAGGTTGCGTGCGACGTGCGCTCGCTGACCGACGAGCAGGCGCGCGAGGTGGGTCTGGTCGATAACCTGCAGCGCGCCGATCTCTCCGCGCTCGAAGAGGCTGAGGCGTATCAGCAGATGTTCCAGCTGGCCGGCTCGGCGGGGGAGAAGATCACGCCGGCGGGTGTTGCGGCGAAGGTGGGCAAGCCGGAGGGGCATGTCCGCCTTCGCCTGCGTCTCCTGTCGGCCGAGCTTGCCGTGCGTGAAGCGTTGCGCGCGGACAGGATCACGCTGGGCCATGCGATCGAGCTGGCGCGCCTCGGGGCCACCATGCAGAAGGAACTGCTCGACTGGCTGCAGTTTGAAAGCTGGGGCGAGCGCAAGTCGAAGCGTGAGGTCGTTCCCAGCCTGCCGGAGCTCAAGCGTCACATTCGCGAGGATGTGATGCTCGACCTCGCAAAGGCTCCGTTCGACACCAAAGATACCGCACTTGTCCCCGCTGCAGGCGCCTGCGTCGACTGCGAGAAGCGCACCGGCAACAACCGGCTTCTTTTCGCCGATGTGAAGCAGGGCGACATTTGCACGGATCCGCCGTGCTACTCGTCCAAGCTGACGCGGTCGATCGACATCGCGATCGAGCAGCTGACGGCGAAGGGTGAGAAGGCGGTCCGGATTTCTGAGCACTATCAGCGCCAGAAGTCGACGCCGAAAGAGGCGCTGGTCTCGCAGCAGTATCACGATCTCCAGTACGCGGGCCGCCGCGACGAAAAGTGCGATGCGCTTGCGGTCGGGATCTATGTCGGCGGTCGCGATCGCGGCAAGCGTATTCGGATCTGCCTCGATGCGAAGTGCAAGGTGCACGCCGGCGGCTACAGGGGAGCTGGAGCCAGTGCGTCGCCGGAAGACGTGGCGCGACGCGCGAAGGCGAGAGCCGAAAAAGAATGCCGCGTTCGCATCTTCAAAGCGGCGCTGGAGGCGACGGCGAAGGCGAAGGCTGTCTCCGACGCTCAGGTGCGCGAGCTCGTCGCATACGCCGTCGATCGAGGCGATAACAACGGCGTCGTCGCGCTGCTGGGCCTCCTCGAATGGCCGAAGGCGTTCGCGCAGTTCGCAGGCCGCAAGCAGCTGCTGGCGAAGCTGGCGACGGTGACGGCAGGCCGCGCCGCGGCGATCGGATTGCTCGCCTCGGTTGCGAACGCGCTGGCGGTCAACGAATACAACATCTCGAAGCCGGAGTCTCTGGAGGAGGTCGCGCGCGGCTTCGGCGTCGATGTTGCGAAGATCCGCAAAGAGGTCGCTGCGGAGCTAGCGAAGAAGAAGGCGAAAAAAGCTCCTGCTGAAAAAGCAGCGAAGAAGGGCGGCCTGTCGGCCGCTGCGCGCGCGAAGATCGCCGCGGCGCAGAAGGCGCGCTGGGTGAAGGCGCGCTGGGTGAAGGCGAAGAAAGCGGGCCGCAAGTGAGCTCCTCTCCAATTCCTCGCGTGACGCCGCAGCTGGAAAAAATGGGGATCCGTGCGGCCATGCAGGCGCAGGTGTCCGCGGCCTTGCAGTCGGTCCGCCGCGATTCCGAGATTCTGGCCATCATGCTTCCGGAAGTGCGGAGGGCCGCGTGAGCGATCGCCAGGCCATTGCCGCGAATGTCGCGCAATCGTGGCAGCCAGGTTTTTGTCACTACTGCGGCGTCACCGAGGAGCAGGTCGACGGCGACCACATTCGCTGGCTGGGAGCGAAGCGTACGGTGTGCAGCCAGCCCGGATGCATTCGGAGGTTCAACAGCGATATCGATCGCGCGATCGCGCGGATCCGGCAAACCCAGCGCAAGCGGACGCCGGCGGACATTCACGCACTCAAGATCGAGGAACGGCGCGCGCGGCGCAGGGCATCGCGGTTGCGCGGAAAGACGAAGGCGGTATGAGCACGACGATCATTCCGGATGTCCTGCATATCTGCGAGCAGTGTGGCGACGTGGCCAGCGGGCCCTGCGAGACCTGCGCCACCATCGCAAGTCTGGCGGAGACGACGGCCGCGGTCCTGCTCGCAGCCGGCAAGCCGCTGGTTTTCGATCCGGGCGCCAAGCTCGATGAGGTCGAGCTGGAATGGCGCGCCTCGGTCACGGCGGCGTATCGCCGCCAGCGTACCGCGCAGCTCTATGGATCGCTGCCGCGTGTGGAAGTACCCCTGCGCGGCTGGTTCATGGGCATTACGGCGTCGCTCGTGGGTTGGGCGTTGCTGGCCGTGGCCTGGGTCTTTGGGCGTAGCGCCGTGCGGTCGTTGCTGAACTAAAGGAGTCGGATGCCGAAGACCATCGAACTCGAGCTGTTGTGCGATTTGAGCGATGAAGAAGTGCGCCTGAAATCGCAGGCGGTGGGAGAAGCGGTTGTCGAGCAGCAGCGGCTGGAGTCGGCGAAGCGCGATGCGACGAAGGAGTATGGCGAGCAGATTACGGAAGTGAAGCAGCGCATGCTGGCGCTCTCGAAGCAGGTCCGGACGAAGACGGAGAAGCGGATGGTCGCCTGCCAGGTGGACTTCCATGTTCCGCAGATCTCTTTCAAGCGCACGACGCGCCTCGATACCGGCGAAGTGGTGCGTGAGGAGCCGATGACAGAGGACGAGCGCCAGCAGCGGATGTTCGAAGGCCGGGAGGAGCCGGCCCAGCCGAGCTTGACGCTCGAAGAGGAGCTGGACGGACCGAAGCCAATTGGCGGAGATGAACAGGACGAGGAGCGATGAAAAAGACAAAGGCATTGGAAATTGTGCGTACGCCGGACCGAGTAACGGGCGGCGTCACGGCAGAAGAGAAGCAGCGGCTCGGGGAGCACGCGAAGCTCTGGATCGCGCGAGCTCTGCGGACCGCGCCGATTCGCCGCGAGTTTGTTGGCTTCGTCGATGGTTCGGAACATATCCGGCTGATCCGGACGAAGCTTGAACGGGCCGACGGCAAGCTGCTGACGTTTGTGCATGTCATATGCCCGTCCACGGCGCGCGAGTATTACCTGCGCGTGAATCCCGATCACGTCAACGCGATCGATGCGATCGCGTCCACCTTTCACATGACCGGCGCGGAGTATTCGAACTTCGTGCAGGCGCACAGCTAGTTTCCCTTTGAAGGAGGGACTCACGATGGAAGCTACCACTCCCCGCGCGTATCGACAGGGCGATGTGCTGATTCGCGCGATCGCCGGCATTCCCGCAACCGCAAAGAAGCTCAGGCGCGCCGAACTCGCCTACGGCGAAGTCACCGGCCACAGTCACCGTATCGAGGACCTGACCGCGGCGGAGCTGCGCGAAGACGGAGACGGGCTGTACATGACCGTCTCGGCCGGCGGCGGCGTCACAATCCGCCACGAGGAGCACGCGGCGCAGGTGATCCCTCCCGGCAATTACGAGATCGTGCAGCAGGTCGAGGATACCGAGTGGGGTGAGCAGGCGGTCATCGACTAACACGACTGCGCCGGCGCTGACGTATAGAGCGGAGGCGTCGGCGCCTTCCATTTCAAAACTGAAGAGGCTTCCATGTTCGTGACGGCGTTTGAAATCCGCCGCTGCACTGCGCCGGGGTGCGGTCGCGCGGTGCGTGACGTTCGATTGCGCTCGCTGCATGAGCGCATGATCATTCGGCTCACTACTTTCGAGGAGGAGACGGGGCTCAGCGTTGCAGCGCTGAAGCAGTGCACCCATTGCTCGAAGTGGCTTCTGCAGCTGCGGTATTCGCGCATGCCGCTGCCGGTCACCGCTGAACTGTTTCCCGCGGCTGAGGCGCGTCGCGCCTGATGCCCGTCTACGTCGATCCCATCCTCGAGCATGGCGGCAGTGACAGCTTCCGCTGGCCGCGAAGCTGTCACATGTACGCCGACACGCTCGAGGAGCTGCACGCGATGGCCGATGCGATTGGGATGCGCCGGGGGTGGTTTCAGGATAAGCCGGATCTGCCGCACTACGACCTGGTACCCGGGCGCAGGATGCGTGCGGTCGCGCTGGGCGCGGTCGAGCATGAGCGGTACCAGCTGGTCGAGTTCATGCGGCGGCGGCGCGTTGCGGAACTGACGCCATCGCTGTTTGGTGAGGAGGCGGCGTCATGAGCGCCGGGAAGAAGTGGGATCTGACGTCGACGCGCTCGCTCGAGGCCGCGGCGGAATGGCTGCGGAAGCAGGCCGATGCGTCGGTGGTGTTTGTCGTGCGCGGGAAGGATTATGCGTTCGCCATCGCGCCCGATGTGACGCCGGAGCAGGCCTATGACGCCGCGCAGTTCGCGCTGCCGGATGCGCTCGATCTGGCGAAGGGGAATTGTCAGCGGGCGAAGGAAGCGGAGACGCGCAAGCGGGCCGCGAAGATTGCAGGGATCGCGTGAGGTACGCCTCGCGGGAGGGCCGTGCCCAGGCGCGGCGGCTGCGCTGGGTGGCCTTCACAGTGCTGGTAGCGGGGCTGCTGTGGACGGAGATGCACGTCGGCGACATGGCGATGGCGGGTGGTTTGGGGTTGTGCGCGCTGGCGTTCGTAGTGGGTTTCACGATGGGCATGGAGTGAGGCTGGGAGTGAGGGGTGAGATGAACTTCTTCGAGAAGTGGTTGCAGCGGCGTCGGCGCACCGCGCAGGCGACAGCCAACCGCCGGCGCGTTGCGCTTCTTCCACCTCCACCGGTGGATGAGGTCGCCGCGGCCGCCTTGCGCAACGGCGATGCGCCGACGGTCTTCCATGCGGGGCTGCGCGCCGAGCAGGTCGGCAGGCTGATCAAGCTGATTGAGGAGTGCGGCGAGGTGCAGCATGCGGCGCTGAAGGTGCTGGAGCACGGCTACATGGAGCGCACGCGAGGCGGCAAGGGATTGGCGCGCCGCTCGATGCTGGAGCGCGAGCTCGGGGACCTGTCGGCCGCCACCGCTGCGCTCTACGCCGCGCACGATCTGCGGTTCGGCGAGGTGAAGTTCTGGGAGCGCCGGAGGCAATACCCTGCACCGGCTCCGCCGGAACCGGTGCAGGGGCCCGGGGAGACCGCAGCGGGCCAGTGAACCGACAACAGGTACGACGGCCGGATCTTCGAGCGCGGAGGGTCCGGCGATGAGTGTGCGCGCAGTGGCATATGTGAAGCAGCTCGTGGTCTGCCCGAACGAGGACCGATTGACGAAGACGGAAAAGCTGGTCGCGCTGTGCCTGGCGGATAGTCATCAGGACAAGTCCGCCACGTACACCTATCCAGCCGTGGCCACGCTCGCCGAGGAATCTCTCATGGACGAGCGGTCCTGCCGTCGCATTCTGGGTGAGCTCGCCCGGAAAGGCGTTGTTGAGATCCTGCGTCCGGTCAGCCAGGGCCGCGGCCTCGTGAACTGCTATCGTTTCCCGGCTCTCGATCCTCCGTGGAAATCTCCCGGAAAAGGGGGACACAGTGTCCCCCTTCTTTCCGCACAAAGGGGGGTGGAAAGGAGGGCAAAAGGGGGACAGAAACCGCATCCGTATATAGAAGAACTTGAACTGGAACAAGTACAAAACCTAAAACCTCCCCCTGTAGTCCCCCATGCTGCGCACGGGGGACGGGCGGCGTTGAAAACGCTCGCTCCGCAGGTGGATGCCGTGATGCAGGGCTGCGGTTTTGCCGAACGGCGGCGGAGCTTGCGGCGGTTGATCGAGGGGCAATTGCAGCTGGAGTGCGACAAGGGCAAGCCCGCGCAAACCGCGGCTCTGGCCATGATCGCGGCGTGGAAGCGGCTTCGCGCCAACGCGCATCTGCTGCGCCACGACTGGGGCGCGGCGAAGTTCTTCGGTGAGGGGCACTGGCGCGACGGAAGCCTGCCGTTCGACGAGCAAAAACTCCAACGCCTGCGGTCCGAGGCGAACGCGCGGATCGGACTTACGCGATGACTCTCGAAGAGCGGCGGCGGCTGGACTGGCTGGCGTACCGGCTGGGGCTCTGGATCCGCGAGATGCGCGAGAAGGAGAACTGGACGCAGGCGGAGCTCGCCGCAAAGCTCGACGTTCATCGCAACCGGATCAGCCGCTGGGAGAAGGGCGAAAAAGATCCTCAGATGCGGTCGATGGAGATTGCGGATTTCGTGCAGCTCTGCGACATGTTCGCCTGCGATCCGGGCGGTGCGCTGCTGAAGATCCTGAAGGCGCCGCGCAGCACGGAGAAGATGCCGTCGGCGGCGGAGTACGAGCCGGAGCCGATCCTGACCGAACTGATCGACGAGCGCGATCCGCCGCTGACGAAGAGGGAGCGCGCATGAGGCCGACTGCGGGAGTCGAATGCCGGCGCTGCCGCGAGGAGAAGCAGCACAAGTGTCAGGCGCAGATCTTCGTCGACGCTGTGCCGCTGTGTCTGCCGTGTGCCGATGATCTGCCGTGCACCGTTGATCGCGTTGGTTTGCCCGTGCCCATCGAGGTCGAGTGGGAGGAAGGCATTCACGCGGCGGATCGCGAGCCGGCGCCGGTGATTCATCGCACGCCGGAGGATCTCGGGCTGCCGGCGGTGGTGATGGAAGCACCTGCGCTCCCCGGGCAGGTGAAGGCTAACGCACAGAAGGCGTGCGCTGAAGCGGCGCAATTGCATGCCGCAGTGGAGCGCCGCGCGAAGGGCGGGAAGAAATCCGCACCGTTCTTTGCGTCGTCGTGGGCCGGTTCTCCCGAGCGTCAGGCGCAGCATCTACGGAATTCTCATCGCAGCATGCAAACGACAGTGCGGGCGAAAGTCGCTGCCAGGGCGGCACGCACGCCGCATTTTAAGCCGGAAGAGCTGCTGGGCACGAGGATCGACCGCGAAGTGGCAGAGCAGACCGGAGTGACGGTGTCGCGCGTGGCGCAATTGCGCGAGGAGCAGGGGATTTCGGCGGTGGCGCAGGATCACAGCCATCCGCGGCGGTTCGAGATTCGAGGCGAAGAGGTGCTGATGTCGCCGAAAAGTGTGATGGGCGCAGAAATGATCGCGCCGGAAAGAGAGCAAACGATGGTCGATGACGTAGAGCAGGAAATTCTGAAGCACGCAGGCAGGATGACGGATGACGAGGCCGGTAAGAAAGCCGGCGTGTCGAACGGGCGCGTCTGGCAGATCCGGAAGAAGCACGGCATTCCGCGGTTTACAGGAAAGCGGGAAGCGAAGCCGAAGAAGACGACGGCACTCCTGAAGCCGTGCCAGCGCACCGTCGACATTCTGGATGCGGCGGCGAAGAGCGGGATCGATGCGCTGATCGGCGCCGACAACGTCCGGGTGACCATCGATCTGACGCCGGCGCAGGCGCGCTCGCACTTCGAGAAGCTCACGCCTGCGCAGATGGCGATCGCGCTGGGCGCGGTGCTGCAGTCGTCGCTGCGGGAGGGCTGATCGGTGGCTCGCACGATCAAGAGCGAAGAGCAGCGCCGGATGGATGAGCGCATCGGTCGGCGGATCGAAGCCGTGCGCAAGGCAACGGGAAAGAAGGCCTCGGTGTTGGCGAGAGAAGTTGAGCTATCGCCGAAGACGCTATGCGGCTATGAAGCGGGGCGCAGCTCGGTTCCCACGTCGGTGCTGCTGAAGATCGCGAAGGCGCTGGAAATCTCGCTGCACGTCCTCATGCAGTAACGGCCATAAATGGAGACTTCTCTTGCGTTCTGGATTTTCTTTGTTAAGGTAAGCAACGGAATCAATCCACAATTTTGCCAGCGCACGCTGGACCTAATGCAGCGGTGACTGCAGTACGGCCAAAGATACGGAGACGTGTCGGTGGCCGTTTTTCTTTTGCATGAAGGGAACCGGAATGCGCATCTGGCGGGATACGAATCAGAACCAGCGGCTGCTGCTCTACTTTCCGAATACGACGCTGGGGTGGCGCGTGATTCGCACCATCGAGCGGCGCGAGGGGCAGCGTGGCGTGGAGCGTGGCGCTTTTCGCGAGCTGATCGACGACAACACCGGCAATCTGATTGGCTTCCAGCTCATCTCCTCGAGCGAGCAGCGTGGCGACCTCGACTTCCCGTCGCTGCCGTCGAGCGCGGCGATTTCTACGCGGGAGATGCGCGTGAATGCCGGGCTGTGCGGTCGCTCGCGCACGGCCGGGCTCACCGAAGAGCAGCGGCTGGAGCTCGCGGCGGCGCGCGATCCGGAGACGGGCGAGTATCGGACGCCGGAAGACGAGATCGAGCGTATCCAGCGCAAGGTGGAGTTCTACCCGTTTGTGGGCGCGACGCAGGGCGACATTCTGCGGGTGTGGCCGCGGGCATGAACTTCGCTGGCTCTTCGGGCGGCGGCGAGTGCGTGAATTTTCTTCCCGTGGCCAGCCCATCGCACGCGGAGGAAACGGTCGAGCCGAAGATTTGCGAATGGTGCTCGGCGACGTTCTGGCGGCCGGTTCCACTCGCAGCCAGGGAAGGCGCGAAGCAATGTGCGCGCTGCATGGAGCGCGTAGTGCGCGCGCGGGAGTCGGCTATCGAGCAAACACGCAAACGTCTGCGAAGCGATCTGAACGGGAGGGTGGCGTAGGTGAATCCGAATCCGGTCGTTATTGGCGGCGGTATCGTTACGCTCTCGCTCGTGCTCGTTGCGCTGTGGAAGATCAGCCAGATTGTGAAGTGGGTCACCGAGCCGTTCCGCGAATTCGTTCGCGAACACGATCTGTTGTGGGAGGACTACAACATCCGCACCGGCGGCAGCTATCGGCGTCGCACCGGCCGCGGCAATCCTCCGGAACCGGAAGATTTCTACCGCGATCATCATGCGACGTTTTTGGGGAGTGGCGATGGCAACGCCTGAGCAGATCAAGTTTTTGCAGGACGAGGCGGCGAAGGCGCGGCTCGCGAATCACGTGTGGCCGGAATACGCGGCCTGCGAAGCGGCGCTCGAAACGGCGTGGGGCGCGTCGCAGCTCTATCTGCGAGCGAACAACATCTTCGGCGAGAAGCAGCATGCGGCGCCGGTATTTCTGACGACGTTGTTTCCGACGCGCGAAGTGCAGGCCGGGAAGTGGGTCACGGTCGATGCCGCGTTCATTTGGTTTCCGACGACGATTGAGGCCTTCGTTTCGCGCATGAAGACGCTTCGCCGGCTGGCTGCGGAGTATCCGGAGTACCTTGCGGCTCTGGCGGCGACGACGGGCGAGGACTTCGTTACCGAAGTCTCGAAGCGGTGGTCGACGGACCCGCAGCGCGGCGTGAAGGTGCTGGAAATCCACGCCGCGCATAACAACGTTTTCGCGCAACCCGCGAACTAGGGGGAAGTCAATGGCTACGGGAACGACGGTTGTACCGATCACGGGGACGAAGCCGCGCAACTGGAAGACGACGAGCCTTGGCATCTGCGCCATTGTTGGCGCGGTGCTGCCGGTGGCGACGATCTTTCTGCATGGCCAAGTGCCGACGATGGACCAGCTCACCGTTGCCGGCACGGCGATCGCGGCAGGCTGGGGTCTGATCCACGCCAAGGACGCGAGCAATTAGGTGAGCCTGCTTTCCGATCCCATTAGCGGCCTGTTCGGCGTTTTCTTCAAGCGAGCGCTGGACAGCAGGATCCTGCAGTACGTCGTGCTGCTGCTGGAGATGGGGATTGCGGGGCTGCTGGCATTCCTCGCGCTTGCCGGCGGCGCGCTGGTTGCGCGGCAGCCGGTGGCATGGGCTGTCGGGACGGGCATGGTCGCCGCGGCCATCGCCATGCTGGCGACGTTTCAGGCGTCGCCGAACAGTAAAGGGCTTGTGATTTCGTTTCCGTCGAAGCTGGCGGACGAGCGGATCGATACGCCCACCACCACGATTGAGAGGAAAAAATGAAGAAGTTCTTCGCAGGAATCGCTCTGCTGGCGTTGTCCACGCTGGCGTTCGCTCAGACCGCGCCGGCAACGCCCGCGCCCATCCAGAATCTGTATGCGGCCGGGGTATCGTGGAACGGCGCGGCATCGCCATCGGTGGCAGGCAGCGGATTGTATGCGCATCTGCTGACCGGCGGCACGTATGCGTTTACGCACGTCGACGCAGTGCCGGCCAGCGTGAAGCCGTTCACGGTGACCACGAACATCGGCGTGGGCGTCGCCCAGAAGATCGCGACGATTGGGAAGTACAACGTATATGTGCCCACGGCGGCGGGTGTCAGCTTCAATGGCTCGAATGCCGGATGGCAGTGGAACACCGGCGCTGGCGTGGCGATTCCGATCGGCACCAAAGGCTATTACCTGATGCCGACAGTGCGCGTGCTCGAATCGAACGTGTCGGGCGGCGCGGGCGTGCAGCCAATCGTCGGCGTGCTGTTCGGCTGGGGTAAGTAGTCGATCTAAATGGCCAAGCGGCCATGTGCGCGACCGGGTTGCTCGAACCTGGTCGCGCGAGGGTACTGCGCTACATGCGCGCCGATCTACAGTTCGAAAGCGCTGGCGGAGCAGCGGCGGCCGAGTGCTCACAAGCGCGGCTACACGCGGAGATGGGCAGCATACAGTCAGGCGCGGCTGCGGCGGCATTCGCTGTGTGTCGGGTATCCGCTGGGGATGCATGGCGAGCGAGCTATGGCAGCGACATTGACGGATCACATCGAGGATGCGGCGACGCATCCGGAGCTGTTCTGGGAGACTTCGAATCATCAGTCGCTGTGCGACGACTGTAACAAGCGGAAAGCAATAGAGTTAGAGGGCGGACTGGGCAGAGGGGGATAGGGGGTATAAATCTCTCCGAAGGTGGGCGCCGCAGACCGCTTGCCAGCAAAACTTTTACGTCCACAAAATACAACATTTCACGCCAAGCAGTCTGCAATCAATGCGTTGCCGCATTGACATGCCGGATGGTCCGGGAGCAGCAGTAAAAGCCCCGCAGAGGTGCTGGTGGGCGGCCGATGCCTTCGAAGGGGGAGCGAAAGCGCAGCCAGCCGGAGTGGTGAACCAATGTCCAGACCGCGCACACCGACAGCCGTCCTCGAGCTGAGAGGATCCTTCCGCAAGAATCCTGCTCGTGGCGAGGATCGCGCTCTCGAGCCGAAGGCGATCGGGCGCCTCGAGCCGCCGGCGCAGTTCCTGCGCACCGATGTCTCGGAGTTCGCGCGCTACCTGGCGATCTGGCAGGAGACAGCAGGGATCTGCTGGTGGCTGACGCCGGCCGAGGCGGGGCCGCTGTCGAGCTACTGCCGTTTGAAGGACAAGGAAAACCGCGGTGTTGCAAAGCCGGCGGATTTGAGCAACCTGATCAAGCTGTATCCAATTTTGGGGATGACGCAGGATGGTCGAGCAAAGTTCAGGGAGCGCGGGGCGGAAGCGCTCGGCGAAGGCGCCTCGAAAGGCCCGCACCCGCAAGACGACTGGGAAAACATCGCCGGCGAAGCCGAGCGCCTCCGCGTCGTCTGAGCGCAATTACGCCGAGATCGCAAACCGCTATGCGCGGGACGTCGTTGCCGGTGCCATTGTGGCCTGCAAGTGGGTGCGCCTGGCATGCAGGCGGCACCTCGCGGACCTCGCGAAGGCGCGAGAGAAGGAGTTTGTGTATCGATTCGACGCGGCCCGGGCGAACCTGCCCTGCCGTTTCATCGAGCAACTGCCGCACACGCGCGGGCAGTGGGCGCGGGTGCGGCGCGGGTACTCAAATCGGATCCAGCTGGAACCGTGGCAGATCTTCATCGTCTGCGCGATCTTCGGCTGGATCAACAAGGCGAACCGATTCCGCCGTTTCGCCGAGGCTTACATCAAGGTGCCTCGGAAAAACGCGAAGAGCACCCTCGCCGCCGCGATCGGCCTGTACATGCTGGTGGCCGATGGCGAGTATGGCGCCGAGGTCTATAGCGGGGCCACGAAAGAGAAGCAGGCCATGGAGGTCTTTAAGACTGCATGGCGGATGGTCAGGAAGACGCCGGCGCTCGAAGATTATTTCGGCATCGAATCGGCCATCAAGTCATTGTATCGCCAGGAGGACGGCAGCAAGTTCGAACCGCTGGTCGGGGATCCCGGGGACGGAGCTTCACCGAGCTGCGCGATCGTCGACGAGTACCACGAGCACGACACCTCGACTCTGCATGACACGATGCAGACCGGGATGGGCTCGCGCGAGCAGGGTCTCGTAATCGACATCACGACCGCCGGCAGCAAGATCGAAGGCCCTTGTCACATCCTCGAGCGGGACGTCGAAAAGGTCCTCGACGGCCTGGTCGAAAATGACTCACTGTTCGGCATCATGTTCGGGATTGACCTCGAACCCTACGAGTGGGACGGTGCCACGGTACCGGCGGATGACTGGAAGACGGAGGCGGCGCTTCGCAAGGCGAATCCGAACTATGGTGTCTCGATCTTTGCATCGTTCCTGCAGAAGCAGCTTCGGGAGGCGATCCAGAGCGCGCATAAGCAGAACACCTTCAAGACGAAGCACGAGAATGTCTGGGTCAATGCCGCGCGCGGCTACTACAACCTCGAGGCGTGGCGTCGCTGCGGCAATCCCGAGCTGAAGCTCGACAAGTTCGAGCGCGAGCCTTGCTGGGAGGGAACCGATCTCGGTGCGAAGGACGATCTGGCTTCGCGCGTCAAGGTGTTTCGCCGCGTCGACGCCGGCGCGGTGCACTACTACGTATTCGGACGACATTACGTTCCACATGATCGGGCCATGGATGGCGACCATTCGCACTACGAACGCTGGATCGCCGACCAGCAGCTGCAGGCGCATGCCGGCGCGGAGATCCAGCTGGAAGTGATCCAGAAAGAAATCGAGGCGGAGCTGGGCACCTTCGATTTTCAGTGTCTGGCTTTCGATCCGTGGGGTGCTTTGCAAATGCAGCAGCAGCTCGCGCTGAAGCTCTCCGAGGATGTGGTGTTGAGCATCCCGCAGACCGTGCAGTATCTGTCTGCGCCGATGAAGGAGATCAACGCCGCGATGCTGGCCGGACGGATCCACCACGACGGCGATCCGGTGCTGGCCTGGGCCATCTCCAACGTGATCGCGCGCGAGGATAACAACGAGAATGTTTTTCCGCGGAAGGAAAAGAGCGGGAACCAGAAGATCGATCCGCACAGCGCGCTGCTGAACGCCATGAATCGGGCCATGGTCGGCAATCGGCCGGAGTCGGTCTATAAGACGCGAGGGCTGATCGCGGTATGAAGTTCGATTTGCAGGATCTGTTGCTGGTGCTCGGCATCAGCTGCATCGTGGGTGGAATCGCTGTCTGGTCGCGGCCCGCGGCGGCCATCGTGCTCGGTTGTTTCTTCCTCTTCGCAGTACTCCAGATCGAGCGCGGCGGCCGCGCGCGAAAGGCAACGAGTGGGTCTGCTGACAAGTAAGCTCGGGTTTCAGGCGCTGAGCATGGAGGATCCGGCGCAGCCGCTGCTGCCCTATTCGGCACTCTTCGAGTCGCTGGGTCTCGGCCGTTCCGATGCAGGCGTGCTGGTTAACGAGAAGCAGGCCATGCGCATCACTACGGCCTTTGCCTGCGTCATGATCATCTCGTCGGATCTCTCGGCGCTGCCGCTGCCGGTGATGCAGCGCATGCCGGACGGCACAGTGAGGGAGGCGCCGGAACATCCGCTCTACGGCCTTCTGCAATACGAGCCCAACGCGAACATGACCAGCATCGTCTTTCGCGCGGCATGGCATGCCTCAGTCCTGGGCTGGGGAAACGGGTATGCCTACATTCGCCGCGACGGCGCCAATCGGGCGAGAGCTCTGGAGCCGCTGGCTTCGGAGCGGACCAGTCCGGTGCTCCAGCCGGTGAAGGATGAAAAGGGCAATCTCAGGCGGAAGCTCTACTACGCCACCTCGGCGACCGACAGCGGCGAGGTGCTTTACATCGACCCAGCCAACGTGCTGCATCTGCCAGGGCTATCGTATGACGGCTTTGTCGGGATGTCTCCGATCCAGACGTGCAAGAACGCATTCGGGCTAGCGATCGCCGCGGAGAAGTTCGGTGCGCAGCTCTTCGGCAACGGTGCCAAGGCCTCGGGGGTGCTGTCTCACCCGGGCGCGCTGGGGACGGAGGCGCTCGAAAACCTGAAGAAGTCGATCCGCGAGATCCTCACCGGCGAGAACGCGCTGCGGCCGCTGGTGCTCGAAGAGGGGATGAAGTGGGAGCAGACCACGATCAATCCCAACGACGCGCAGTTTCTCGATACGCGCAAGTTTCAGCGGGAGGAGATCGCGGCGCTCTTCCGCGTGCCGATGCACCTGCTGCAGTCGCTCGAGCGCGCGACCAATAACAACATCGAGCATCAGTCGCTCGACTATATCCGCTACTGCCTGCGGCCGTGGGCGGTTCGCATCGAGCAGGAGATCAATCGCAAGCTCCTGAAGGATCCGTTTTTCGTCGAGCATGACTTCAACGCTTTCCAGCGCGGCGATTACACCTCGCAGGTGACGGGCATGATGCAGCTGCGGCTCGGCGGCGTGTACAGCGCCAACGATTGCTTTAAGCAGCTCCGCCAGAATCCGATCCCGGCCGCGGCGGGCGGCGACATTCGCATCGCCCCGCTGAATACGATTCCACTGGAGCGGCTCCTGAGCGAGGCGGACGGCGAAACGGCGCCGGCCGACGGCGAGCCGACCACCGACGCCGCCGGCGGCGAGGCGATCACCGATCTCCGCCGCAGTCGCGTCGTCAATGCCTATCGCCGGCTCTTCCGCGATGCGATCGGCCGCATCGCCAGCCGGAAGAAGAAGGATGAGGCCGCCGCTTATCGGGCGCTGCAGCCCGTCCTCGCCTCGATGGCGGAAGCGGTCATGGCCATGTATTTCGCGCCCGATGAAGAGGTGAAGAAAGATGCCGAAGCTGAAAGTTCCCGCATCGCGCGTGACCTGGCCGCGACCTGCTCTCAATGGCAGCCCGATCAGGCTGCGACCCTCGCCACAACCGCAACCGAAGACGCCTACACCGCGCTCCATCGAGCGCTGATCGGATAAACATGAAAACTTCGATTCGCAAACCGACGTTTCGTGCATCGCTGCAGTCCGATGGCACCCTCGAGCTCCTCGTTTACGAGGTCATCGGCGAAGACTTCTGGAGTGGTGGCGGCGTCACCGCGAAGACGGTGAAGCAGCAGCTGGATCAGGCCGGGCCGTATTCGCGCATGGCGGTGCGGATCAATTCGCCGGGCGGGGATGCTTTCGAAGGCATCGCGATCCACAATCTGCTGCGCGCGCAGGGTAAGCCCATCGATGTCTATGTCGACGGGATCGCGGCTTCCGCGGCCAGCGTCATTGCCATGGCCGGTGATACCCGCACGATGGGATCGGGCGCCATGATGATGATCCACAATGCGTGGTGCGGCTGCACCGGCTATGCCGACGACATGCGCAGGATGGCCGACACGCTCGATAAGGTGTCCGCCGCGGTCGCCGAGACCTACGTGAAGCGCGCGGGCTTGAGCGAGAAAGACGCGCACTCTCTGATGGATGCCGAGAGCTGGCTGAGCGCGCAGGACTGCGTTGCCAACGGACTCGCGACGGCGATTGCCGAGGATGACGAGAACGACGACGCGGCGATGGCGCTCGCGCGCAGCTTCAAGTCCCTCGCGCGGATGGCGAAACTGCCGGAGAAGCTCCGCGCCGACGCCGCCGCTGGCGACGCGGCCTGCGAGTGTTATTGCGCGCCCTGCCAGGACGGACGCTGCAACGAGTGCGAATGCCGCGGTTGCGACGCGGAAAACTGTGGCGCCAACAACTGCAGCTGCGCGGGCTCGGAGGCGAGCCAGAGCGCGCAGACCACGCCGCCGCCGGAAGCCGCAGTCGAGAAACCCGACCTGAGCATGCTCGAAGCCGAGCTGCAGCTGATCGAAACCAGCCGATAACTCAACTTCAAAGCGGCTCCTCCGCACAACCGCTCGCTTGCGAGCGACGGGGCGGCCGCGTGCGTGTGCAACCGGCGCCCGGGCGTCGGCGGGCCCGCCACACCGCAACAGGAGAAAAGCAAATGATTAAGGAACTCCGTGAGAAACGGAATCGTGTGGCGACCCAGATGCGGGCGCTGCTGAACGCGGTCAAGAAAGAGGACCGCGGGCTCAACACTGAAGAGCGGACGCGCTGGAACGCAATGACGGAAGAGGTCGACGGCATCGACGCCGCCATCGCAGCCGAGCAGCGGCTCACCACCATCGAGACGTCGCTGGGTGCGATCGATGAGACCGAGATCGTTCCAGCTTTCGATGAAGTCCGCAACAGTCGCGCCGGCCGCGTGGGTCGCGCCAAAGACAACACTCCACATGCGCTGGCCTTCCGCAAGTGGACGCGCGGTGGCATGGAGGCCCTCGAAGCTGCCGAGCAGCGGCTGATGCGCTCGCGCTTCGTGTCCAACGCCAACTCGGGCATCCAGAACGCGCAAACCATCACCACCACCGGCGGCGGCTACCTGATCCCGCAGGGCTTCAGTTATCAGCTGGAAGAGGCGCTGAAGTTCTTCGGCGGCATTCTCGGCGAGGTCGATGTTTTCGAGACCGCGACCGGAGCGCCGCTGCCCTGGCCGACGGACAACGACACGGCGCAAATGGGCCGTATCCTCGCCATCAACACCCAGGTCACGGAGACCGACCTCACCTTTGGTGAGGTGACCTTCAACGCCTACATCGGATCGAGCGACATCATTCTCGTGCCGATCGCGCTGATGGAGGACGCCTTCTTCGACATGGATGCGTATCTGGCGCGCAAGCTGGGCACGCGGCTGGCTCGCCAGGTCACCTACTACGGCACGCTGGGCTCCGGCTCCAGCCAGCCCACCGGCCTTTCGACGGCCGTCACCACCGCCGGCAACACCACGCAGGGTGCGACCGGCGAAACCACAAGCTGCATCTATGCCGACCTGGTCAACACGCTGCACCTCGTCGACCCGGCCTACCGCAGCATGCCGAGCTGCAAGTGGACGTTCGCCGACTCGACGCTCAAGGTGCTGCGTAAGCTGCTGGACAGCGAAAACCGTCCGCTGTGGCAGCCGGGCATCACCGCGGGCTTCGGCAACGATTCTCCGGAGACGATCCTCAACAAGCCGTACGTCATCAACCAGAGCGTTCCGGCCATGGCTGCGAGCGCTTACTCCATCCTCTTCGGCGACCTCAGCAAATTCAAGCTGCGCATCGTCTCGCAGGGTGGACAGAACACGGCTGCCGACAACTACGGCAAGATCGTGCGCGGCGTCACCATGATGCGGCTGGTCGAGCGTTATGCCGATTACCTGCAGGTCGGCTTCACCGGCTTCCTGCGGTACGACTCGAACCTGATCGACGCCGGCGCGCATCCGATCGCGGCCTTCCAGAACTCCGCCTCGTAAACCTGAACCCCTACAGCGCTCGGCGGTCAACCAGCCGCCGGGCGGCTCGTTCCATCCCTTCTCAGGAGCTTTTCCGATGAAGATCAAGATTCTGCAATCGATTGCGGGGCACAGCGAGCCCCGCTATGCGCTCGCGGACTTCTCGTTTCCGCCCGGCGCCGTCGTCGACGTGCAGTCGGAGCTCGCCCGCGCGTGGATCGCCGGCGACATCGCGCTCGCCGCGGATAAGAGCGACAAGCTGACCATGCCGGTCGAGGTTTACACGTTAAAGGTGAAGGCCAGGCCGGCAGAGCCGGCGACGCCGGTGCAGCCGGACCTTCCGGGTTCTGAGGCTTAACGTCGATGGCGCTGCTGACCCTTGTCCAGCCGACGCAGGAGCCGGTCGAGCTCTTCTGGATGAAGAACTACCTGCGCCTCGATTCGGGCTTCACCGCGGACGACCTGCTGATCGGTTCGCTGATCACGGCCGCGCGCGAGTGGGCGGAGAACTTCTGCGAGCGGGCCTTCGTGTTTCAGACGAAGCGCCTGCTGATGGACTTCTTCCCCGGCTATGTCGATTTCAAGCTCGCTGGGCAGCGCGTCAGTTCGCCGTTTGTTTCAGGGTCCAACGCTATCCTCGTCGGCATTCGGTATGCGATCGCGCTGCCGTGGCCGCAGGTGCGCTCGATTGCCGTGTTTCAGTATCAGGATCAGAATGGGGATCCGCAGGCAATGGTCGCCGGCACGGATTTCATTCAGGATCTCGACTCGCAGCCGGCGCGGCTCATGCCGCTGTTTGGCGCGATGTGGCCGGTCGCGCGCGTGGTCGCGAATGCCGTGCAGGTCGATTACGTGACGGGCTATTGGGGCTCGATCCCGGTCGCGGTAACGGATGGATCGGCCGTCGTGAGCTCGAGCTTCACGTTTCTGCCGCGCGATGTGGGATCGCCGATCGCGATTCCCGGGGCGAATCCTGGGACGCCGGGCTCCGTTCTCAATACGACCATCGCCTCGGTGAGCGACGGAGGGGTGGCCACGCTGGCAGTGGCTGCGGGCGCCGCGGCGTCGGCCTCGATCAACTTCGGCGTCCTGCCGCATTCGATTCGCAATGCCATCCTGCTGCTCGTGTCGCACTGGTACGAAAACCGCGATCCGGATCAGCAGGAGATTCCCTTCGCGGTGAAGGCGCTGCTCTATCCGTATCGGGATCTGAGGCTCTGATGGCGACACCGAATGCGCGCGCCGCGGAGCGTTACCTCGTCGTCGACGCGGGCGAGCTGCGCCATTCGATCCAGATCAAATCGCCGGCGTCGACGGCGGGGCCCTATGGCGCGTCCGTCACGCCGTCCAGCTGGACGCTGGTACGGACGACGATGGCGGCCATCTACACCGCGGGCGGCCGCGAGACGTCGCAGGCCTCGCAGCTGGTTTCCGAGGTTTCGCATACCGTGAAAGTGCGCTGGACGCCGGACATCCTCAAGGCCGGCTACCAGGTGGCATTCGGGTCGAGGACCTTCACGGTGCTGTACGTCGAGAACGTGCTCGAGCGGAATCGGGTGCTGCTGCTGTATTGCAAGGAAGTGGACGGGGCGCAGTAGATGGATATCGATCTTGGCATCACCGCATTGCTCGCCGGCGACATCGGCGTGCAGGGGAACCTGAAAACGCGCAGCGCGGGGTCCATCTTTGACGGCGTCGCGCCCGAAGATGTCGCCCAATATCCATGCCTCGCCTATCAGTGGGTTGGTGGGAGCAATGATCCGGGACTCACGAATGCCGGGCCGCGGCGGTCACGGCTGCAGGTTGACTGCTGGGGAACGACCAAGGCGACGGCGATCGCACTGGCGAATGCGGTCGCGCACCTGCTCGATGGTTATACGGGCGTGCTCACGGATGGCACGAACGTCATGAGCTGCTGGATCATCAATCCGCCCGGTGTCGATTTCTTCAGCGACGACTCGCGCTTCCGTCGCCGCATGCTCGAGTTCTACGTGCTGCACAACTTCACCCCGTAAAAGGAGACAACACTTATGACCTACACTGCGACCCAGGCACAGGCTGGCCGGGGAACAACGTTGTCGATCGGCAGCACACCCACGCTGATCGGCGAACTCGATGACGTTCCGTTCGATCTGCCGGAATGGCAGACGGATGATGCCACTAACTTCGAATCTGGCCAGGATGAAGAATTCATCCCGACCATTCGCAAGTCGATGGAGTATACCGTCACCGGCAACCGTGTCAGCTCCGATGCGGGGCAAATAGCCGTGCAGACGGCTTATGCGACACCAACGTTGTCGGCGTTCGTATTGCAGCTGCCAAAGACGGCGGCGCAGACGACGGCGGGCGATAAATATGCTTTCAGCGCCTATGTCCTGAATCAGTCTTTCAAGATTCAGACCACGAAGAAAGTTACTTTCAGTATGAAGCTGAAGACATCGGGCCCGGTGACCTTCACCGCGGGCAGCTAGTCGCGGGGTCGGGGTGAAGTCTTGGCGAGCGCTGGCGTGATTAGCGCTCGCCGGGTATACTGCCGGACCATGGGAAGATGGGCGTGCTTGGTAGTATTTCTGATAGCTGCGGCAACAGCGGCAGCGCAGGTACCTTCGACGGTGGCGATTCCGACGCTGGCGGAGGATCTCGCGGCAGCGGCGGAGCGAATAGGTCCAGCGCCAGCGAAGTTTCCGACGGTCTTTCTGGTGATGAGCGTGCAGCCGATTGTTGGGGATGGATGCCGGTTGCAGCTCGTGACCAATGGCGTTCTCTACGAGCTGTTCAATAAGCGGCAGTTTGGATTCTGCGACCACCTCCCGGCGCTCCACAGCGCGGTTTGGGGTCGGGCTCGGCACAGTAAGGCGGCCAGCGCGCTCAATATGGAGAATCCTGACGGAGCGTTTGCGACGGAATATGTCGACCTCGCACCGATTCTATCGGAGGCGAAGCCGAGAGCAATGGCTTACAAGATCGAAACCGCGACGGCTATCGGGCCAGAGTGGAATCCCTGAAATCCGTTTGGGGATAAGCGAAGACACAGTGCCGCCCGCGGGCGGCATTTCTTGGAGGAGGGGTATTTTTATGGGGAAGGTAAAGAGAGCGACGCGAAGGAACGTGCTGCCGGATCCGATTACCGCACTCGTGTTCGTCGATATTGACGGTGAGAAGTTTCAGTTGTCGTTCGACTTTGGCGCGCTGGCCACCGCGAAAGCGAAACTGCGCGAGGCCGGTATACAGCTGAACGTGTTGCGCTCTCTCGATTTTGAGTCGCTGGACGCGGACACGCTGCCGGCGATGTTTTTCGCGGCCTGCCAACAGTTTCAGCCGTATCTTACCTGGGAGCGCGCCCGCCGCCTTGTGAATCTGCGCACCGGCGCGGCGGTCATTCAGGGTCTCGTCGCAGCCTATGTAGCAGCAATGGCGGAGCCGAAACAGGGGGACCCTCTGACGGCGGCGCCGAAGAACTGAGCGAGGAGCAGCTCTGGATTCGTCTTTGGTCGACCGCCCGTTATGATCTGCGCCTTTCAGACCGGCAATTCTTCATTCTGACGCCGCGGAAGCTCGAGGCGCTGCTGGCGCGGCGCAAAGTGTCCATAGAGAGTCGCGAACTGCTCTTTGCCCAGCTGGCCGAAAAGTTCGTCAACTGGGGAATCAGGGCCCCGAAGGAGCCGGCGAAAATCACCGATTTCATGCCGTCTCGCTGGGCCGCGAGGGCGGGGGTGCAGCCGCGGAGCGAGACCTCCGGCGCTCCGGTGCGCATGACGGCGTGGCGCCGGCGAGAGGTCGCCAAGGGCTGGCGGGAGTTTATGAGCACCGGCTTCGCCGGATATACGACCGTAGAGTCCGTGGAGGTGCCACCAAAGTCGTAGCCGAGAGGACCGGGGAAATGCTATCCTGGCGTTTCTTGAAGGAGAGCTTCGGGAGATGAAGACCCGAGTGGTGATAATCATCGCGGGTTTAGGGTTAGCGGCGGTGGGTGCGGTTTTCGCGGTCACTGCGGTCCGGCGGGCGCAGCAGGCCCCACAGGCCATTGCGGATGGATTCGGCGGCCTCGTGGCTGAGCAGCAGGCGCAAAATGATGATCTGCGCGCGAAGAATGTGGACCTTGATCGGCAGATCATCGAGGACTGGCGCGAGGGGTACGGAAAACCGTCCAAGGCGGATCTGCCGCAATATGTTGCCGATCTGACGTGGGCGAAAACGCGGTTGCGGCCGACCGATCCGGAGCAACGGGAACTGGATCGGGACATTGCATGGTGTAATCGCAGAATGAAATAGCTCGACGCAGCGCACGAACCGGGTCAAAAAGCCGCCTCACGGGGCGGCTTTCCTTATGGGGAGATTTGTCATGGGCGGCTTCACTGTGCACATCGAAGGTCTGCGCGAGCTGGACGCAAAGTTGAGCGAGATGAAAGACGCGCAGGTTAAGCGAGTCATTCGTCAAGGCCTCGATGCGGGCGGCGACGTGATGCGCGCGGCCATCGCAGAGGCGGCTCCGGTGCGACCCGATCTGCCGAGCGAAGATGCTTTACCACCGGGAGCGCTGAAGCAGGACATTGAGGTGAGGCGCGGCCGCTTCGAGGGGTTGCTGGCCGTGTTTATCGGTCCGGGGAAATTCACGCGGCGGCAGGCGGGATGGGTTGAGTACGGTCACCGTCTCGTGCGTGGGGGAACGTCTCAGCTTGTGAAGACGTTCTTCGGCAAGCTGAAGTACAAGGGTCCCGGGCAAGAAGTCGACGTCGTAAAGGCCCATCCGTTTATCCGGCCAACGTATGAAGCGGTGCGCGAAGAAGCGGTGCAGGTCGCCGTGGACACGATGCGTCGCGGTGTCGGCCTGGCTGCGATTGCAAACCCCGGCCTATACGAGGGCCGTGGGGCGGAAGAGAACTACAGCGGGGAGGAGTACTGATGGCCGAAGCAGCTGGCAGCGTAAAGATCATCTTCGCGGCGGATGCGACCAGCTACAGCGCCGCGCTGTCGGCGATGCAGAAGCAGATGGATTCGTTCGCCGCCAAGGCTGGCGTCGCCGGTCGCCGCGGCGCCGCGGCTGGCCCCGGGCTGGTCGCGCCGTGGCAGGCCTCATCGGCTGCCCTCCGCGTTGCGGAAGGCAACATGACGAACAACATCCGGGCCGCGGAGCGCTTTTTGGGCACGATCCCCGGCGTGGGTCGCGCGCTGCAGCTGG